CACCTACTGCGCCGGTAGAAAGAGGCGTAACTCCTAGTGGGCAGCAATATTATGGACGCTTGCCAAACGGTGAGCCTAATACTCTTACACCATTGCCGGACACAAGAACATCTACACAACGGATGCAGGAATTTATGTCAAATGCACCACAGGAGCAATACGAGACAGTACAGCCAGCAGTTATGCCTCAGAATCAACCAACACAGCAAAGTCTCCCACAGGAGCAAATGGTTCAAAATGCTTTGGCACAAGCCCCACAGGCAGGTACATTACCATCTCCCGGTGGCGCACCAAACATTGCCCCAGATGTATCCAACATGGAGCGTCTTGGAATGCTTCAGGGTAATGTAGAAAACGCTAATGGCACAATCAGCACTCCGGGCGGCGGGTTAATGCAACGTGCGAGGGCAAACCCAAATGCACAGCAAGAGCAACTTGCACAGCAGTCACAGATGTTTGGCGGTATGAACTATGTAGGAGGCTCAAGAGATTTTGATGAAAGTGCTGGCGCAGCGGCATGGAATCCTCAAAGACAACCCCCCGGAAACGCTTATGGCAAAGGTGGTCAGCAGAGTCAGGGACGGCAAGACCCAAGAGCATTACAGGCTTGGAACCAAGCACCACCAAGACAGCAGTTAGCATCTCTGATTGGAGGTGGCGCACCACAGGGAGCGCAGATGGGTGGTAAGGGTGGTCAACCACAGCAGCGGTTAGGTTCTGGTATTGGTCAGATGGGCATGTATAACGCTTTCGGTGGTCAGCCACAGATGTCTGATCGTGACAGATACAACCAGCAGGTTGGCGGCATGAGGGAGTCACAAGCAAGATGGGATGCAATGCCTCAGGAGGAACAGGCACAATATCAGGCTGGTGGAACACAAAGACCTTCATTAGATCAAATTGCTCCACCACAGCAGTACGGTGGACGCATGGGTGCAGGTAGTATGGGAGGTTATACCCAGCAGCCGCAAATGGGAGGCAAGGGTGGTCAGCGATCTCCGCAAAACAACATGTCCAACCAGATGGGCCAGACTTTCGGTGCTATGCAGCAGCCACACGTTCAGCCACAACAGCGTACACAGGGTGGTGGAAAGGGCGGCGGCTATCAGCAGCAGCCAAGATCACAGCAGCCAAGTTACGGTGGTGGTAAAGGTGGTGGGGGCGGCTACCAACCTCCACAACGACAATCCTATGGGGGCGGTAAGGGAGGCTGATAATGGCTACCAGTGGAACACATAACTTTACCCTTGATATAGCAGATATCTTGGAAGAAGCCTATGAGAGAGTAGGCATTGAACTGCGTACAGGCTATGACTACCACACTGCACGTAGAAGCCTTGACCTGTTATTGCTGGAATGGCAAAACAAGGGCTTGAATCTTTGGACATTAAAAAATGATTCACAGGCTATGACAACAGGCCAAAGTGCTTATACTTTATCAATAGAAAAGCTTGATATTGTTGAGGCTGTATTGAGGGAGAATGAGGGGAATGTTACCACTCAGACTGACCTTCATATGAAGCGTATATCCATGAGTAATTACGCTAGGCAAACTAATAAGCTTTTACGTGGTCGCCCTATTCAGTATTGGATTTCACGCGCACCAGAAGGCATTACAGTCAATGTCTGGCCTGTTCCAGAAAACGATACATACACATTTAACTATTATTATCTTGAGCGTATTGAAGATACAGGCAAGCCTGCGAGTAACACCATTGATGTTCCAGCACGATACTTACCTGTGTTGGTAGCTGGTCTGGCGTATTACATTGCATTAAAGACTCCTGCAGCAGCATCTAATGTTCCCAATATAAAAACTGTTTATGATGAGCAGTGGGATTTGGCATCGGATGCTGCGAGAGAAAAAGCATCTCTGTTTCTTAAGCCCGGGGGGTATAATTTCTAATGGCAAAGACTTCCGGTAAATATGCTTTTGGTTTCTGTGACAGGACAGGTTTTCGTTATCCTTTGAAAGACCTTGTGCCACAGTATGAGAACCGTAAGCCTACAGGTTTACTGGTAGGTAAAGATGTTTTGGATATTGATCAGGAGCAACTACAACTTGGTGAAGTTGATGCAGTTGATGACCAATCATTATTGAACCCAAGGCCAGATAAAGACCTTGCTCAAAGCCGTGCTTTGTATTCATGGAATCCTGTTGGATTAGGGAATGTAGAAATGTATGGGCGCGTTGGCAGAGTAACGGTGAGGACAGACTAACATGGCATGGACATACGCAACACTGAGTCAGGCAATTCAAGATTATCTTGAAGTTAGCGATGAAGAAACTTTAACCAATAATCTCCCGGTTATCGTGCAGCAGTGCGAAGACCGGATATTGAAGTCAGTACAATTACCTGATTTTCGGAAAAACTCAACAGGATCAATCACTCAGGATGACCCTTACTTGGGTGTACCGGATGACTATCTTGCCCCTTATTCCCTGTCGCTTGATAACTCAGGAATTGAGTTCCTGTTGTTCAAGGATGTGAACTTCATCCGTGAGGCGTATCCTTCTTCAAGTGCCACTGGAACACCGAAATACTATGCCCTGTTTGAGGCTGATTTCTTTATTCTTGGCCCAACACCGGACATTAATTATGCAGTAGAACTGCATTACTTTTATAAGCCTGAATCCATCGTCACCGCTGGTACAACATGGCTGGGTGATAATGCCGTAACTACATTGCTTTATGGATGCCTGATTGAAGCCTATACCTTCCTAAAGGGTGATGCTGATCTGATGCAGGTTTATGAAACACGGTTTCAGGAAGGGCTTGAAAAGCTGAAAGTGCTTGGTGAATACCGAAGCGTTGACGATAGTTACAGGAGATAAGAATGTTTGGACAAGAAGGTGCAGTACAGGTGGGCAGTGTTGACGTTGTGACAACGAACAACAGCGGGTTGTCTATAGAACATTGGGCAGAACAGTGTCTTGATCGCATTGTTTATGTTGCTGATGGTAGCGATTCAATTATTAAACAACAGGCAGAGGCATTTAAAGAACAGATCAGGGTTGCTTTGATCCACTACATGAAGCAAGCCATAAAGAGTGACCGAACGACCTTGTATAACTTACTGCTCAAGCAAGGTGAAAAAGAAATGGCCGAATTACTAAGGAGATTATGAAATGGCTTTTACTGGAAATTTTATGTGCGATTCCTTCAAACTGGAACTGATGACAGCAACGCACAACTTTACTTTAACGACAGGCAATGTGTTCAAGATTGCGTTATATACCAACTCTGCAAGCTTTACCGCTGCCACCACAGACTACACGGTAACGAATGAAGTTGTGGGTACAGGATATGTGGCTGGCGGTAATACGCTGACCAATGTAACGCCAACTGTTCCGGGTTCAAATACAGCGATCACCGACTTCCCCAATACGACATGGAGTACAGCAACCATTACTGCGCGTGGAGCAATGATATATAACTCCTCTGCTGGTACAAACTCAGTCATTATTCTGGATTTTGGCTCTGACAAGTCAAGTACAGCTGGTGATTTCACGATACAGTTTCCGACTCCAGACGCAACTAACGCAATTATTCGTATTGCTTAAGGCAGGGCAATATGCCATGCCACGGGAACGCAGAGACACACTGCTGTTGGCTCGGCGGTGTGGTATGCGTACATCTTGAAGAACATACTGTTGAAGGTCGGCATTGGGCATGTGGACTCAGGCGTAAGTATGGGAATTGGGATGATGTCCTTAAATCTGAGGAATATCTTAGGGACATAGACCCGCACTTTTCAAAAAAAGGCATCAATTGTAAAGATTGGCCTGACCTTCCAGAAGGAACCCGCTGTTCTGACTGTGGCTTTGGGATGTAAATATGGCTACAGTCACAAGAGACTTAGGTACATTTACATTTTCAGCTAGTGCTGACACAGATGGCGCGAACCTGACGGTCACTCTTGACCAATCAGGTGGCGCATCTGCAACCACTTACCCTGCCGATTTTTCTGCTGCCGATTCTGTTGATCTTGCATCCATCACATCATGGCTGGATGAGGTTAACCAGAACGGAGACTCCCTTGGCCTTGAGGTCAGGATTGAGAAAAGCGGTGGCGCAATTCTGGCAGCGGCAACATCCGGGGGCGCATATGAAACGATGCTCACCCTCACTGATGTTGGTGGCCCCTACACTGCATCCGCAGTTAGCTTCACTTACGTTGACACTGCTGCAAGCAAAGCCGATTGGGAAACGGCTGTTGTCCGTTATAACCAGCGATGGTCAAAGGATATGGGCGGTGATAACTGTTATCTCACCGGCTCCCCAGCATCCTCTGCATATGACAAGTTAACAGTAACTTATACGCCAGACCCCAACGTTGATGTTCCGGTAACGGGGGTTGAAGGCACGGGAGAGGTTGACTCAGTTACCGTTGTTGGCGATGCTGTTGCTCCGGTCACATCCCAGCCTGATGCTATTGGGACGGGTGAGGTCGGAACCGTTACAGTCACTGCCCCGATAACTGTTCTGGTCACTGGCCTTGAAGCTACGGCTCAGGTTGGTGGCGTTGATGTTGTGTTTGGGGCCACTGTAGAAGTCACTGGTCTTGAAGCCACGGGTGAGGTTGGCAGTGTCACTGCAATCGCTCTGCCAGAAACATACTATTTTGATGCCAGTGATGAAGGGCCAACAGACCCAACAGCAAGCTGGACAAATGATGCAAATGCTTTTGATGGCAGCACAAGCACATCAGCTATAGCAAGTATTGGATCAACAGGTGAGTTATCTGGTGGTGGTACAGATTCACCAGTTAGTGGCCCATCAACAGGCACTATAGAAGCAAGAATCTACTCCAGCATGATCAGTAGTTCAGATGACCTGAATTGGGAAATATGGACAAACGGGAAGGGTGAACAGTTACTGTCTGAAGTTCGCTCCACTTTTCATCTGGCAAGCTGGAGTGCCTATGTTGAACTGACAGAGCCAACAGGCGGCTGGACATGGCAGAAGATCAATGATCTTGAAGTTTATTTAAGCCGAACTGGTGCTGTTGACCAAATAACTGCAAGACGGGTTGAAGTTCAGGTTAATGCTTTTGATGGCGCAACAATCGTTCCGGTTACTGGGGTTGAGGGAACTGGTGAGGTCGGATCAGTAACCACTGTTACAGATCAAATCCTAAGCGTCACTGGATTAGAAGCCACGGGTGAGGTTGGAACCGCTACAGTTACAGCACCAATTGCCATTCCGGTCACTGGATTAGAGGCAACTGGTCAGGTAGGTACAGTAACCGTTGATGGCTTGGCAAATGTTGACGTTACGGGCGTTGAAGGCACAGGTGAAGTCGGTAGTGTCACCGTTGTTGGTGCTGCAAATACAGCCGTTACTGGCCTTGAGGCTACTGGTGAGGTTGGTACAGCAACAGTAGAAGTCACCGTCACACAGCCTGTCACAGGGCTGGAGGCTACTGGTGAAGTCGGCACAACGACTGTCACCACAGAGCAGATTTTAGATGTCACTGGGCTTGAAGGCACAGGCGAAGTCGGTAGCGTCACTGTTGCAGCAGGCGGGGCAATTTTTGTTCCGGTAACGGGTGTTGAGGCAACTGGTGGCATTGGTAGCGTCACGGTTGAAGGCATAGCCAATGTGCCGGTCACTGGACTTGAAGCATCAGGGGCTGTTGGTAGCGTTACAGTTATAGAGTCTACATCAGTTGATGTTCCTGTCACTGGGTTAGAGGCCACTGGCGCGGTTGGTTCAGCAGCAGTATCCACATCTGCCAATATTTCCGTCACTGGGTTAGAGGCTACTGGCGAAGTCGGCAGCGTCACTGTTATAGCAGTAAGTAATGTTGACGTACCTGTAATTGGCCTGTCATCAACAGGTGAGGTTGGCAGCGTCACGGTTGTAGCAGGCGGCACAGTTGATGTTCCGGTTACTGGTGTGCAGGCTGTTGGCAGCGTTGGTGATGTTACTGTCAGCGAAGGTCTTTCAGTTACGGTTACAGGGCTAGAATCCACAGGTGAGGTTGGCTCTGTTGCTATTGATTCTGGAGGGGTGACAGTTTTCCCAACAGGTCTTGAAGCATCAGGCATTGTTAATAGGGTTTATGTCATCGCAAGAATCGTTCCATCACAAGACCCAAACTGGGTTGAAGAGATACCATCACAAAGTCCAAGCTGGGTTGAAAAAACGCCAACACAAGACCCTGATTGGGAGGAGATAGTAATACCATAATGGCTTTTGTACTTGCAGACAGGGTAAAAGAAACAACCACCACATCAGGCACAGGCACAGTTACGCTTACTGCGCCATATGACATCACTTACAAAGCATTTGGTGAGCTTTTGGCAGATGGAGACAGCACATACTATGCCATCGTCAGTTATGCCAATGGCATGTGGGAGATTGGCATTGGCACGTACACTCTAGCTGGTGACACTCTTTCCAGAGATACTGTTCTTATCAACAGCACCGGCAATACAGCCAAGATGAGTTTTAACTCAGATGTAAAGGATGTGTTTATCACTTATCCTGCCGACAAGGCTGTTTACTTGGATGATTTAGATAATCTGACTGTTCCGGGGCAATTGAACTCTATTAGCATTGATGACAACGCTAATCAGGAAAGACTCCAGATTGGTAATGGTGAAACTTTATTCGGTGGGAACGCATCATCTTATGCCATTGGCAGAGGTATTTTAACCGGAGCTTTTGTTATAAGCGGAAGCACAAGTGGCCTGTCTGGCTCCAACATGACCCTTTATGGCAGTGGACATGCCAATACAGGCGATGTCCTCTTCAGGAATAATGGATCAACAACCCTTCAATATGATCACTCTGCAACCACTTGGGATTTCCAAGCAGGTGATCTAACGACAACAGGCACAGTTACCGCCAATAATATAGAGCTAACTGGGTCAGGCGACCTTACTGTAGACGGCACAGTTACCGCCAATAGTATAGAGGGTGATAACTTTCTGAACAGCGCAAGCGGCTACTTGCAGACCAAGACACATGCTGATATTGGTACAAATGTTTGGGCGCAACAGGAAACTCTGACCCTGACTAATGCTTTTGGCCTGACAGCCATTGATGCCAATACGCCTGTTTTGCTGTTTGATGATACAGCCGGTGATGAAGCCCAAATTCAGTACAGTCGCAGCCTTAAGAGAATGCTTTTGGCTGTTGATGGTTTGTCTTCTGTCTCTATAACAGCAACAGGCACGGACTTTGGAAGTTACGCAGTTACTACGACAGGCACAGCCAGTGCAAGTAAAGTAACGGTCACTGGTCTGACCACTGTTTCTGACTTGTTAGAGGTAACATCTGACACCAATTGTTATGCCCTTTTGAAATCCACAGGAACTGATAAGTGGTGTGGTGTTTACTCCGGTGCTACAAGTCAGGGATTTGTTGGCTATGGGGATGGTACTGCTGGAGAAAGGACGCAGTTGTGGGCAGCTGGCGATACCCAAATAGATTTATATAGTTCAGCATCAGCAAACTCTGGTGACATAGTTTTTTCTGCTGTTGGTGGAACAGAGCTTCAATATGATCATTCAGCAAGTGTATGGGATGCCCAGTTAAATGATATACGAACTGGTGGTTCTTTCTTGGCAGACACTGTTGGTGGTGGACTTGCATTTGGCACATCCGTAGTTGCAGCGAACACATTGGATGACTACGAAGAGGGTTCATGGACACCCGTTCTGACTGATGGAAGTGCAGGAAGTCCAACTCATGTCATTCAGACAGGCAGTTATGTGAAGGTCGGGAAACTTGTCACGGTAAAAGCAAGGCTTTCAATTTCAGCAAAAGGGAGCTTGAGTGGTCAATTAAGAATTACAGGATTGCCATTTACTTCTGACTCAGCAGCGAATACTCAAGGCTGTATTAGTATTGGTTTTGCTAATGGCATGGTAATTACTGCCGGTGAGTCTGTCTCTGGGTACATTATAAACAATACAACCACGATCTTGTTAAGACTATGGGACGCAACTCAAGGCAATACAGGGCTGGACACGACAGAAATTGGAGCCACTTTTGACATGATGTTTGTCGGACAATACGAGGTTTAAAATGGCGTTAACAGAAAAATATGAACATCAGGTTGAGGTTACTGAAACTAACCACATTCAGGTTCGTACCAAACGAATTATTCTTGATGGCAATGAACAGGTATCCGCTACGTTTCATAGGCATGTAATCGCTCCGGGTGATGATTATTCAGGGGAGGTTGAGAAAGTGAAGCGTATTGCTAAATTGGTGCATACGGCTGCTGTTGTCGCTGAGTACAAAAGGATACGTGATTTAGCTGATACGGGCTAATGTTTACAAACGCCCCCTTTTCAGCTGCGCCATTTTCCGATAGTGGTGTTTATGTTGATGTTGCTGTTACTGGAGTATCGTCAACCGCCAGTGTTGGCAGCGTTACTGCTGATGCTGCGGCAGGCGTACAGGTTACAGGACTAGAAGCCACAGGTAGTGTCGGTACTGTTTCTGTTGACGCTGCTGCTACTGTGCAGCCGACAGGATTAGAAGCTACAGGTGGTGTTGGCACTGTTTCAGTAGAAGGAATAGCAACCACTACCGTCACCGGACTTGAAGCTACTGGCTCAGTTGGATCAGCAGTGGCAATAGGTGGAGCTATTGTTGAGCCTGTTGGCCTTGAGGCCGAAGGTTTTCTTAATGGCGTAATCGTCATTGCTAGTGGTGCTATAACCCTGCCTGTAACAGGCTTGGAAGCTAATGGTCAGGTAGGTGATGTCCAGATAAACCAAGCTTATTATGTTACTGGAGTTACAGCAAACGGGCAGGTTGGAACAGTTGTTGCTGGCCCTGTAACGGATATTATTGTAAGCCCTGAAGGCGTTTATGGAATAGCTCAAGTTGGTCAGGCTATTCACCAGAACTGGACTGACATTGACCCGATTGATGGCTCAGGCTGGATTGAGATAGAACCAACACAGGATTCAAATTGGCGCGATGGCGCAATATCAAATTAAAGAGGAAACGAGATGCCAAGTACATTTTCACCGAATTTAGGAATTGAACTGATTGAATCAGGAACTGGTGCTGGCACATGGGGAGATTCAACTAATAACAATCTCCTACAGCTTGATCAGGCTATTGGTGGTAGCGGTACAACCACGCTGACATCTGCTGCAACCAGCGGTTCGCCCAATATCATATACATCACAGAAGCAGCTGATCGTTCGGCTTTATCTGATGGCAGAAATGCCTACCTCAGCATCACTGACAATGGAACACTTGCGGGGGCTGATACCTATGTCAGGTTTGAGGAAGATACCTGTGAACGCCTGATATGGATTACCAACTCCATGACAAATGGTGAAGACCTGTACATCATGCAGGGAACCTACAATGTGGATCGCACCTATATCCTTGCCAATGGTGATACCGCCCTATTGAGGTTTGATGGTGGTGGGATTTCAAATGCGTCAGTTATCAATGTATTTGCAGGAACCGTTGATCTTAGCGGAGACGTTTCTATAGGCGGCAATCTTTCTGTAGATGGAAACTTCACTGTTGCAGGAACTTTCACCTCTGTTGGTATTGATGACAATGCCACAGGAGAAAGGCTCCAGTTAGCAGATACCATGATGACAATGGGTGTTGCCGGAGCTTCAGGTTTTGGCATTAATAGAGTCAGCGAAACTGGCGCAATGGTTCTTTCTGGCGGTGCATCGCCCGATACTGGCGGTAATATTCGGTTCTTTGGCAATGCCCACTCAAGCGTGCCATATGATTTTGAAATACGTTCAGATACCACGGTTGAGATGCGGTGGGATTACTCAGCCAATACATTTAATTTTATCGGCAATAATATTTTAACTACAGGCAGTATCAAGACAGAGGACAATGTTTACGCTGGCAACACGCTTCTAACAGTAGACGATGAGTTCTATCTTGGTGCTGTAAACGCTAATAATCCTGCAGTTTATTTTGAATCAAATTCATATTTAACCTTTGACAGGGTAGCTAGTCGTTTCTATATGCATATTAATGGAACGGATCAGTTTTACTTGTCTGAATTAACAGGTGATGCTGATTTTTATGCCAATGATATTACGACTACAGGCACTATAGTTTCTGGTCTGGTTGGTGCTGGGGAAACAAGCCCACTAACTCCACTACATGTGAACGGGATAGCCACATTTGAAGGTGCAACAAGAGCGACTCTGAACTTCAGGGGTAGCAGCCTAGACGCCGGTACGATGACTGTTGATATGTCTGAGTTTGTTATTGAGTCTCAGGCATCCACCATGAAGCTGAGAGCGCACGCAGCACTTGGAACCGTCAGGCTATATACCGGCGTGTCAGATACGGAACGGCTACGGGTAGATGACACTGGTGCTGTAATCGCTGGCGGTAGCTCTGGCCCGAAGTGGGTACATGGAACCGGAACGCCTGAAAGCTTCGTGGCAGCACCTGTTGGCAGTTTCTATTCCAGAACTGATGGCGGGGCTGGAACATCCTTTTATGTCAAAGAATCCGGCACTGGCAATACGGGCTGGGTAGCCAAGTAAGTGGCGAAATACTTCTCAAAAGAGACTGACCGGAAACTGTATTTCTGTTCAGAGACAGGAGAAGAGGGCATTGATATTGAGTTCGTCCTTACTCTTGACATGTTAAGAGAAGAGTGTGGGTTCCCCTTTGTGATCACATCCGGCTATAGATCGCCCATGCACAGTAGAGAGATCATCAAGGATGAGCCGGGGCGGCATACGGAAGGTATTGCCGCTGATATTCATGTCATAAGCAGTAGCCGCAGGCATACTTTGGTTAAAGTCGCAATGGAGATGGGCATTACTGGTATTGGCATAGCTAAAACCTTTGTTCATGTTGACACACGGGTAGATACACCAAGGCTCTGGAGCTACAAGAATGCTTAAAAAAATACCCTTTGTCCCCGGAATTGACAAAGAAGGAACGCAGTACACTGCCTCTTTTGGCTGGTTTGACTGTGACAAAATACGCTTCAGGAAGGGCAGGGTTGAACAGGTTGGTGGCTGGGTAAAATACACGGATGAGTCCTACAAGGGCGTTGCCAGATCATTGTTTGATTGGGCTACTGCAGCAGCAAACAAATACCTTGGTGTTGGAACGAACCTGAAGTTTTATATTGAACAGGGTGGCAGTCTTTACGACATCACCCCAATCAGGATGACAACCGCTGCCTCTGCCATCACCTTTGCCAAGGTTGCTGATGGTGATGCAACACTGACTGTAACGGACAGTACTTTGGGCGGTCATGGGGCGGCACTTGGAGATTATGTCACCTATACAAATGCCATTAGCCTTGGCGGGAACATTACAGCAGCAGTACTGAATCAGGAATATAAGATTAGCAGTATTGGTACGGCTTCAACCTATGAAATTGAGGCCAAAGACACCAATGGCGACCCTGTGCTTGCAGCAGCTGGGGATACGGGGGATGGCTTAGGAGCAACAGAGGGTGCATACCAGATTAATGTAGGAACAAACTGGTATATACCGGCTACTGGCTGGGGTTCCGGCAACTGGGATGAGGGCGTATGGGGTGGCGGCACAGACATTACCTTTGCCAATCAGCTGCGGCTGTACAGTCAGGATGTTTTTGGTGATGACTTGCTGTTCAATCCCCGTGGTGGCGGTATTTATTACTGGGATGAGAGCAATGGCACTGGAGTCAGGGGTGTAAACATAACAGACTCAACCATATTCCCAAGCACATCTAATGCTCCGACAGCAGCACTTCAGGTGATGGTGTCTCAGATAGATCGGCATGTGATTGCTTTTGGTGCAAGCCCACTTGGCTCAACACCAGCAGCACCCATAGATATTGACCCTTTGTTGATCCGTTGGGCTGATCAGGAAAGTGCCTTGGATTGGACTCCGACAGCAACTAACAGTGCAGGTGGGCAGGTATTATCTACTGGCACAAAGATTGTTGGTGCAATCAAGACCCGTCAGGAAATCTTGGTATTTACGGATACGTCCATTCATTCCATGCAATTTGCAGGATCACCCTTTGTGTTCCAGTTCTCAGTGATCGCTGAGAACGTCACAAGCCTGTCACCAAAAGCGATGGTCAGTGTTGGTGATGCAGTCTATTTCATGGACTTGGAAGGGTTTTATGTTTATCAGGGTTCTATAAACAGGTTGCCATGTGATGTTCTGAATTATGTCTATGATGAGATTGACAGGACACAGCTTTATAAAATCCATGCCACCAATAATCCTGATGATTCAGAGGTGACATGGTTCTATCCGGTTCCGGGTGATCTGGATGTATCCAAGTATGTCACCTACAACTATGCAGAGAATGTCTGGACGATTGGAACATTTGACAGGGCAGCATGGATACAGGCTGCTTCAAGGACATATCCGATTGCATCAACTGCTGATCTGGTGGATGTGGAAGAGAATTATCTCTACAACCAAGAGTACTCGTATAACGCCGAAGGTCAGGAGATTGCCGGTTACATTGAGTCCGGTGAAATTGAAATCTCTGATGGTGAGCAGTTCTCTTTCCTCCAGAGGATCATTTCTGACTTCAGGATTGCCGGATCAAGGGATAATGCCTTATGGACACTGGTTATCAAGGGCAGTGATTTCCCGCTTGAATATGAGGATTTACCAATCCTGTATACCAAGGAGGTTACTGCAACAACCAAGCAGTCCCATGTGCGGGTAAGGGCAAGGGCAATTGTCCTGCGTATTGAGTCCAGTGGTATAGACTATGGCTGGACAATGGGTGATTTCAGGTTTGGCATGAGAACGGATGGAAGACGATGAGAACCAGTGAAACAACAACATTCCCCGTAGCTGGGCCAGAGTACTCAAATGACAACGAAAGGCGACACCGCAGGTTGACAGAACAAGCGTTCAATAATCTCAGGCAGGATGTTGTGGACAACAGGGATGGTCGGCATTCAACAGCTTCATTGGCTCTTAGGCGGCATCAATTCCTTTTAATGGGAGCCAGATAAATGGCTGACATATTAAAGGTACTTGGACAACTGGCAGCAGCAGCGACCACGGAAGAAGACCTTTATGCTGTACCAGACCAAGCACTGACAACAACAAGCACACTTGCGATATGTAACCGGACATCCAGTACAATCACATTCAGGGTAAGCGTGGCGGTCAGTGGCGCAACAACTGCCGACAAAGACTACATCTTTTACGATGCTCCGATTGGAGGCAATACCACAGTAACAGCGGTGCTTGGCATGACATTGAATCAATCTGATGTTGTCAGAACATATGCCAGTGCAACTGGATTAAGTTTTAACCTGTTTGGCGTGGAGACATTCTGATGGGACTTAGCGTATATCCAGAAGGGCCATTACCTGATTTCTGGCTGGAACTCGCAAAAGGTGATGTTCCGAACCATTCCCGTGTATTGAAATTCGGGCGTGATGTTGCCGTTGGGAGTACATATGCCCCTGTAAGCATTGGTAAAGTATATCGGACACCACAGGTATCTGGCGCAACTGCCCTGAGAGTTAAAGCTGGTGATGCCAATGACACAGCAGCCGGATCGGGCGCAAGGGAAATAACGATCCAAGGGCTGGATGAAACCGGCGCATTAGTCAACGCAACATTGGCAACCGCTGGCACATCTGCAAGTGCAGCAACAAGTGAAACATTCATCCGTCTATTCAGGGCATTTGTCAGTGCATCTGGAACCTATGCAACACAGACTACAGGTTCACATGCTGCCGATATTGTCATTGAAAACAGTGCTGGCACAGAGGATTGGCTGACCATTGATTCTACTGACATTCCCAAGGGGCAATCAGAGGTTGCAGTATTCACGATACCACTTGGATTTACGGGATACATTAATGCGACCCATATCAGTGTTACCGCTACTAAATCAGTAACAGTGTCCTTCTTCAAGAGGGAAAACATACTGGAGACAGCAGCACCTTATAGTGCAATGCGCCTGCAGGAGCAGTGGGGCGGTGTTGACGGTCAGGCCGGATACACCCTGAGTGTTCCAAGTGGCCCATACCCTGCCTTGACAGACATTGGATTCATGGCAAAAGCTCCTGTTTCATCCGAGGCCGATGTTAATTTTGAAATTATTTTAATAGCTGATTAAACCAGACGAGACAATTATGGAAAACAGATACCCGTTACAAGGAATAGCAAATGAACTGGAGTCATATGGTAGATATGGCGATACGGAACTTGTTCACCTTAACCCTATTGAAGTTGCTGGTTTGGCATCATTGTCACCAACAGGTCAATTGACAATCAATCCTGTTACTGGAAAGAAAGAAGCTTTCCTTCCCTTGCTGATACCCTTGTTAGCAAGCACAGGTGGCTCTGCCTTGGCGGGTGCAGCAGGAGCAGGAGCTATAGGCAGTGCCATAGCTGGGGGTCTGGCCTCTGGTGTCGCTACAGGGGCAATAACGGGCGATTGGGAACGTGGTTTGGCTTCTGGTGTAATGGGTGCAGGCATTGGTGGAGCATTGGGTGCGGCTGGTGAAGCAGCAGGTGGGGCAGGAGCATTAGGGGCAGAAATAACAGATGATGCTGCTATGCAAGCTATTCAGCAGGCAGCAACAGAAAATGTTATCGCTCCATCGGCGTTAGAAGGAATGTCCAGTGAGGTTATGCAATCAGCGGTTACACCAGAAATGGTAATTCCTATGGGTGATCCATCAGGTGCAACAGCATCATTAGGTGTAGCCGATAGAGCAGCAGCAGGCATCGGCACTGGACAATCCGCTCCTATGGGTTTTGGAAGTGGCTTTGACCCGAGCAAGGTATCAGGTGAAAGCTTCATGACAGCACTTAAACAACCTTGGCAAGCTCCGAAAGGACAGGGCTTTATGTCAGAAGTGACCAAGCCATCATCAATGCTGCCAATAGCGGTTGGCGGTAATACGCTTGCCCAGCTTGAAGCACAAGATGATATGAAAGGGGCTGCAAAGGATCAGGAAAAAGAAGATGCAAGGCAGCGTGAAGGAGCATATAACAGGCTACAGGAAGCTTATCGTTCAGCACAGCCGGGAATAATTCCGGGGATGAGTTCTTACCGTGGGCAGATGAGTCCGAATATCCCACAACCTTGGCGACCACCGGGATATGCCAGAGGCGGCATGGTTGGATCACCGAGAGGCCAGCAAATGGGTGGGGTTACAGCGGATCGTAAACAACAGCTTCAAAGTCATGGAGCCTTGCGTAGTGGCAGATATGCTTATGGTGGTCAGGTTCAGGGCATGAAAAGAGGTGGGAAACTACGTGCTGATGACCCGTATGGCACTATGGGGCCGGGAACTAATGTTGGTGGTTATAATGCTATGGGAAGATATGGTGGTATTGATCCTGTAACGGTACAAAGGAACTTACGTGGCGATCATAGTGTTGCTCCTCCTGAGTGGTTCCGTCCGGGCTTTGATCCTGAGTTTGATTACTTCCAGAATGATCCTGAGAATATTCAAGCTCCTACACCAACAAGCAGGCAGGATTGGCAAAATATGTATCCTCCATTTGAAAGAATGCAGCAGCCAGCACAGCCTTATTTCAAATCATTGATTGGTGGCCCTAATGGCTTGGAAGGTCAAGTTCCTCCTTGGGCTTCAACTGCAAAAGGTGTTGGTATGACTACTACTCTTCCGACAGAGCAATCAGCTATGGCAGGAGGTGGTCAGGTTGGTTCTGGTGAACCCGGAAGTGGTAGAAACTCCTATGGTTATGGTTATGCCAATGGTGGTGAGGTTCCATTTACTACAGGAATGGGTACTGGACAAATATCAGGTGGTGGTATTGCGAGCGTTCCTAATCAATACACCAATCCACAAGAGCCAGTAGATCAGATTTCTCCTATGCCAGCACAGCAGGCAGATAACCCTATTGGCTTACAGGCACAGCCTGTAGCAGGCGGTCAGCCAAGTGATCAGGATATTCAGATGCTTGCAATGGCTGTTCTTGGTCAGGCTGGTGATAACGCAGATCAGATTATAGAAGGATTCATTGCCCAGTTTGGTACAGAGATGTTCCGTGAGGCCAGAGAGTTCATCTTAAAAATGATGGCTCCTAATGCTCAGACTGAGGGAATGATTCAAGGTCAGGGTGGTGGAATGGATGACATGATTCCCGGCACGATTGCAGGACAAGAACAGGTTGCTGTAAGCCCGGGTGAGTATATTGTTCCGGCTGATGTTGTTTCTGGTGTGGGTGATGGTAGCAGTGATGCTGGTGCAGAAGAACTTGATGCCATGTCAGAGAGAGTACGCATGGCGCGTGGCGGGTCAACGACTCAACCACCACCTTTTGATGCAAGGAAAGTGATGCCACGATGAGCAAAACTGAGTATAAGGTCACTCTTGTTCCACCGGAGCGAGTAAGGGAGTTTTGGTCTGTTGCTAAAAAACATCTTCAGCCAGCTATAGAACTGACAAAAGGAAGATGGAAGGCTGATTATATTCTTGCCTCACTTGTGTTAAACGAACAACAGCTTTGGATTGTACGCAATGGTGAAGAGTCTGTTGATGGAGCAATCACAACACAACATACTTTCTATCCAGAAAAAACCACATTGATGGTGCATTTCTTGGGTGGTGTGAATTTTGATGAATGGTATCAAGAGCTTTTGGATACTATGACAAACTATGCCCGTGACTCTGGCTGCGAATCTATAGAATGTTTGGCTCGGGGCGGTTTTTGGAAATGGTTTAAAGAAGATGGATTTGAACAGTCTGCTTCCTATTACGAGAAAGAATTATGAAGAAAACATGGCGATTAAACAGGTATCACAATACATCCCCTGAAGAGGCATTGTGGTCTAATGCTTGTGACGATGTGTTTAGTATTGAAGATCGTGTCTTGTGTAATTTTGGCAGTGGTGGTGGTTCAACGGATTCCACAGTAACGCAAACAAGCACTAATCTTCCTGCATTTGCAGAGCCGTACTACCATGATCTGATGCAGCGTACAGCGGCAGCAACGTCTGAGCCGTATCAAACTTATGAGGGTCAGCGTGTTGCAGACTTCTCTCCATATGAACAGGAAGCAATGTCTCGTATGGGACAGCTTGGCATGTCTGGCACAAATGAATCTCTTGTTCGGGCAGGAAACATAGCAAATCAGGTAGGTGGTGCATCTTTAGGTGACATCAATACTGATATTGAATCCAGTTATAGAGCAGGTGGGCTTGGTAGGGCAGGCACTTATGATCCATCTTCAAGATACTCGGGATATTCAGCAGGGCAGATGTGGGGGCCGGGATATCAGGCAGGTCAGTATGGTGTAGGCTTTCAGCCTTCGCAGGGTCAGGTTGGATACAATCCACAGCAATATGATGTAGGTTACGAAGCAGGGCAGGGTCAGGTAGGTTTTACACCAGATCAACGACAGGTTGAGTTTGCTGGTGAAGGGCGTGATTTTGCTGGCTTTGATCCAGAGACAATGAGCCGTGATATGTCTTTTAATGCTCAGTCCAGAGATGTCGGGTATCAACCCGGAAGGCTGGATGATGCAGCAATGCTACAGAACTACATGTCACCGTACATGCAGAATGTTGTGGATATAGAAAAAAGAGAAGCCGCCAGACAGGGTGATATCAGAGCGCAGGACACAAGCCTTGCAGCAGCTGGTGTTGGTAGCCTTGGTGGTTATCGTGAAGCAATTCTACAGGCAGAGAATGAACGTAACCTGCAACAGGAAATGAGTGATATCCAGACCCGTGGACAGCAGGCATCATTTGCTGATGCCAAGCAATCGTTTGAACAGGATCGTGCTGCCCGGGGACAATTGGAACAATTCCAGCAGTCACAGTTTGGTTTAAATCAGGAACAACGTGCATTGCAGGAACAGTTTGGACAATCACAGTTCGGAATAAATGCACAGCAAGCAGCTGAACAAGAGAAGCTGATGCAGAGCCAGTTTGGCCTGAACAAAGAACAGGAACAGGCGCGTGAAAGCTTTATGCAGTCACAGTTTGGTGAGAACCAAGAGCAACGCGCACAGCATGAAGAGTTCATGCAAAGCCAGTTCGGGCAGAACGAGCAGGCAAGGCAGGTTGCTGAGTCCTTAATGCAACAGGGCTTCAGCATGAATGATGCTGCAGCACAGGCTAAGGAACAGTTCAGTCAGGCAATGTTTGGTATGAATGCTGAACAGCAACAGGCTATGGAAGGCTTCATGCAGCAGGGCTTCTCAATGAATGAGGCTGCAAGACAGGCTCAGGAACAGTTTGGTCAAAGTCGGTTCGGTGCTAATGAAGCCGCAAGGCAGGCACAAGAACAGTACATGCAAAGCCAGTTTGGCATGAATGCTGCCAATCAGCAGTTTGCCTCACAGATGGGCTTACAAAGGTATCAAGCCTATGAGCAGGCCAGACAGGCAGCAGCACAGATGGGCTTGAGTGCCGATCAGGCTAATCAGGCAGGGCAGATTGCAGCCATGCAGGGTCAACTTGGCTTACAGCAGAATCAACTGGCTGCATCAAATGCACTGGCAGGGTTTGGTGGTCAGCAGCAAATGATGGAGATGGAGCGTCTTGGAATGCTTCAGGGTATTGGAGCGCAACAGAGAGGTCTGGCGCAACAGGGCTTGGATGCTGGTTATCAGGACTTCCTGAGACAGCAAGCATATCCATATGAACAGCTTGGATTCATGAGCAACATAATGCAGGGCAATGCCTATGCACCGGGATCAACGACCACAATGTTTGGGCAACAGCCTTCAGCAATGCAACAGATGCTTGGTGGAGGTATAGCCGGGGCTGGTCTATATAGTGCCTACAATCAAGGAGGAGGCTAAGTCATGATGAATCTTTTACAACAAGAAGACATGGTAAAAGGTCTTCCAGATGATCGCTTGATGCAAGAAGCCAAGGCTCCTAGTGGTGATATACCACAGTTCCTTTTTGTGTCCGAGATACAGCGTAGGACAAATATGCGTAAGAGTGCTGAACAGCAGATGGCTGAACAGCCTGAAGGCACTATAACAGACCAGACATTACGTGAAGCTGGTGGTATGGATCAGCCTCCACCCCCACAGATGCCTCCGCAGCAGCCTCAGATTCCACAGACTCCACCACCTAACATGCCATATCCATTACCGGGAGGTCAGGGGCTTGTTCCTTCACAGCAACAGTTTCCACCTATGCAAGACCCTAATGCTCCTATTGCACAGGGCATGGCAGCTGGTGGCCCTGTCAGGGGTTCATTCCCTGCCTCAAGAGGCGGCATGACATATCCCATTAATGCTACGGGTTATCCCACACAGCAGGTAGCTTATGAAGAGTTCCTTCGTGGAAATAATCCTCCAGCAGGTATCCCCGGATATACAGCAGGAACAACAGATAACATTACAAGCTTCAGTCCGACAGGTGATTTGATTGCTAATGCTGACATGGTTATGCCTGAGTCTGTTCAACAGGGCATTCTGTCTGCAATACCAGCAGAGAGATATAAAGCGGCATTTGAGCAGCAGGTAAGGCCATCAAATAGCAGGGAGAAATTTACTGCAGAATCTTTGGCAAAGATAACTGATCCAATCTACGACATCATGGGTTCTGAAAGAAGTGTTACTCCCAAATGGGATGAACATTCTGGATTTAATCCGCTTCAATCTATTCAAGATAAATTGGTTTCCAGAGAAGCTGATCCAGCATTGGTTCAAAGGGCTGAAGACCTGTTAAATCCTGCACCTGTTGAACCCTCAATGACAGCTAATGCAGAATTGATGGGCGACAGGCCAATGCCGAAAAGTATCTATGACAGGCATTATGATAAAAGGCAAGAGTACTTTGATGAAGGAAAGCTACAAACACTTGATAAGATTGCAGGCAATACATTAAGTGGATTTGATCGTGGCACTTCTGAAGGCACTGTTCAGGCATGGATTGACTCTAATGTTGAAAAAGCAAATGACCCAACACTTGCAAGAACAGGTGGACTAGGGAGCATGTTGGAATCAATGGGTGAAGAAGGTTACTTAGGCAGGGTAAGTGAGAGTATGTATGGTGGTGACATAGGAGATGCCCTGTTCGGTGCTTATGACACAACCAAAGAAGCAGTTAGCAGGATTCCTGAATATATAAATACGCAGGATGCAATCATTACCCGCAAGCTTAAGGCTGTAGCTCCAGAAAAAATAGAGCAAATGGCAGCGGCTGATCCCATCAGTAAGGACAATAGTCGTTCCCGTGGTGATCCTGCACCATCTAAATTGGATACCCTTAGAGAAGGAATTGCTTCTTTAGGCACAGAGACAGGTGGTTATGCTGGTGATGGACAGATTGTAGATGCACTGGATACCACTGACCTTGCTGCTCAGGCACGTAAGGCTGCATGGGGTAATGCCCTTGTACAGTTAGGTGCTGGTATTGCCGGTGGTGATCTTCAGGCAGGACTCAGGAATGCTGGTATTGCTACCAGCAGAGGCTTGGAGGATACCCGCAGGCTTGATCTTATCGGTAAGCAATCTGAGATCACAAGGCAGCGTGAGCAGAGGGCATTTGATGCAAGGGAACGTGATGCTGAGTTCAACCGGACAGCCAGAAGGCTTGGTCTTGAAATACAGATGGAACAGGTTGATGCAATGGCTGAAAGAAGCCTTAGCTATGAGCGTAAGCAAGAGTTCTATGAAATGAAAAATACACTTGAAC